GCTTGTGTTAGGTTTGGCAGGTTCAAAATTGCCATCCACAAAGCCATAACAATGTCTGTGCCGCTTTTTTTATCTCTAGCCCATTTAGTTAACTCGTCTGTAGCTGCCAATGTTTTCCAGTTACCACTCATGGAAGGTAGGCGCAAAGCCCCTGAACGAATCACCGCTGGCAGCAAGGCTTCGACACCAAGGGATTCATCTAGTTTGTTGCGGCTAGTGGTATGTGGTATCACATTGACTCTATGTAGGGCTTGCCATTTGCGTACAAAGTCATGGGCTAAAAGGAACCGTTGGGCTGCGTTGATTTCTACCACCCAGTGAGAGATGGGATAACCCATTTGGTATGACCGTTCTTGCCATTCGTCCATTAGCCCAGAGTATTGACCGGTCATGGTGTCGTATCCAAGGACTTCTTCAGCGGATAATTTAACACGCTCGATATCCACTACGTGATAAAGGTTGGTTTGAGGCTGGTAAATGATCCAGACAAACGCCCAAAACATTGTAGGGGATGGGTCTACAGCTACGATACTGATCCACGGGTGGGCTAAACCTTCAGGGATATGCCCAGGTTGACGATGATTATCTACACAGCCTGGATAGTCAACCCCATCTGGTCCTAACCCACCAGTAATCCAAGTACGGTGTACCAGTCGGGTGTCAAGATCAATGTCTTCTTGCTGATACACCACATTAAACAGGTCAGGTTTGGAATATCGAATAAATGACAAATCTTTCCACGGCAAACGACGAGGATCTAGCAGGGGTCCGTCGGGGTATGGCAGGGATTTGAACGAACGGGACTCTTTACCTGTGTCTAGTTCCTCATAATATGCTTTATAGATTATTTGGCGGTATTTTTTTTGCCGAACAGGTTGACCTTCTTGAACATCTTCAGGGCTTTCAACATCTGACCCGTCATAACTGATGTCTTCTTCAATGTCGTAGGTTTCTTTTGAGAGGCAGTGGGCGTATAAGTCTCCAGATCCGAGTCTCTGTCCAACAACAGCCAGTAAACCACCTGGGTCGCAACGTGCTTCTGCAACGCCATCCCATCTTTCCAGAAGTTTGTCCCTTGCCACGCTTTCACGGGCGTTATCTGGTGAGGCAACGTCGTCAAAGAGGCAGAGGTCGGCTCGGTGTCCGATGAATTCTGCTTCAATGCCGTAGGCACGTACAGTTGGCTCTTTGTTGTCCAACCCGTTTCCGTCAAGTTGTTCGACGACAAATTCTTCTGCCCGCCATAAGGCACCTTTGTCCACTGGTTTGAATCGTCCATAGTCAATTGTTAAACATCCTTCTGCATCTATTGCTAATCCCTTTTGAACCATGCCTGGATCTGGGAGAATTGGGGAAACCCTTTCGAGCGTTTCACGAATACGACGGGAATACATCTTTGCCATGTTCTGCGACACGGACCCAATCATTACACGCACACGCCGGTTGCGAACTATTGCCCACACAGCAACATCATGGAACAAAGTTGATTTGCCTGCACCTGGTGGGACGTTAAGAACAACAAATTCTTTTTCTTCAGACTCCAATAGTTTAACAAGAGTCAACGCAGCTTCTACTTGCCACGGACTTGGGACACGCCCTAAATATCGCCGGCGGAAATAATCAAAATCTTCCAATCCTCGAAGGGCTTCTTCACACAACATGTCATGCGGGATAGCAGATGGCAGGTCAATGGTGTCCATGAAGTCCATGTGCGCACGTTCCTGGCGACCACCGTTACCTGCACCAGTGTTGGCTTTATGGTTTGCTTCTTTACGATTCGCTTCTAGCTCTTTGGCTCGTTTCAACCAGCGAGAACCCGTATTGACATGAACCCCTGTCTCGGCACAGGCATCTTTGATGTTTCGTCCTGATGCTATTAAAGCGAAGAACTTGGCTTTGTCCTGAATTGGGACAGCTCTTTTTGTTCCCATACTGGGTTTATTCTACCACTTTACTTTGTTAGCCCAGTAAGCGGCAGACATTTTTCCTTTAGCAATGTTAGAAGCATGGCGAGCTTTAAACGCTTCATTCCGTTTAGACCCATCCGGTGAACCCGACACACCCTGTTGACCAAACCGAATCGTTTTTACTTGGTCGCCAACTTTGGCTACAACAACGTGTGATTTAGTTGGGTGCTTAGGAGTGGCTTTGGGTTTGTTATATCCAGTGACACCTGCTCGTTTTAAGCGAGAATCTTCAGGCATCACTTCATCTTTTTCTTTGCAGCCATGTTGTCAATCAGGTTCGGATACGGACGACCAGCCTTCGCAGCACGAGCCTTTGCAGAAGCCTTCTGAGATGAAGACAAAGGAGTCGACTTCTTCTTCGGGTTATCTTTTTCCCAAACAGGTTTTTGTTTCATGTGGAAACACTAACAGCATGTGCTACGATGATGTCAACTTCACAAGACCTCCACGCTGGGATAGCGTCAAGGCAGGCAGGGTCGTACAACTGTTGCATGTTGCGGGACATTTCACACCAGGGAACTGGGGTAGATGAATCCTGCAATCAGACAATACCGTTATGTAATTATTGATCCTATTGTGTAAGAGATTCAAGCAGCGTTGAATGAACGTCTAAACATTCCAACTATTCCGGTGTCGGCTAAAACATTTGGCTACGGCGACCTTGGTATCACTTTGGTATCTAAACTGTGGGGGAAGCTAACCAGACAACTCACGATCTGGTTCCGCCGTTGGCGGCTACCGCCCTCACGTTGTTCGGTTGCTCACAAAGAACGAAGAACAAGAATTAAGGTCCAACCTCCAAGTCGGTGAGTTCTTCTTTTTTCTTCCATGCCAACTAAAGCCGGTAGCTAGGCATCTGGTAAAAGCGTCCCTGAGAGTCACACTTCTCCCCAGCCAACCGTTTAACAAGACTATTTGTTTCACAAATTGTCGGTAGACAAGTATCAAAGATACTGGTCACACCACCTAAAGTGGTCAGCCACCACACACCGTGACAAACCCAGACGACCACACAGCAAAAGAGTGAGAACATGCCTGTCTGATATCACAATATATAGGCGGTGGGTGCCTCGGCATATACCCCAGTAGTATTTTGTCCTGATCTGGTACCTACTGGGTTAGCGTTGTTTCGGTGGTCGATGTGGCCTGATCTGGATCTTGTCGGCGTACCCCTACCCCCCACATATACTGACGTTGTATATCCTGGGGCCGTCCTTCCAGTGTAGTTAGGTAGCTGCAAAGTGTAATCGTGTTCGGATCTATTCGCTGCCTAATTGGTAAGAATGGTTCCCAGTATTGGTGATCGTGATCTTGTAACACTGTGACATTAGTCACATAACGTAGGGCTTGACAAGTGTTTAACGGTAGCGTAGTCTTCTTAGTACCGGAATAGTTCCGGCCAGCTTGAAGGGGCAACTAATGATAACAACAACAACAGACAACGATCTAGCGCGGCCAGTAGGTACCGTTAGAGTCACATTAAGTGACTACTACGCCATAGCAGCTACCAAACACTTTTCAGATATGGGCCAGGCCGAAGAATACGCGCAACGTATGTTGGGCCGTGAATGGGGCATGGATCAGACCGTAGCCCTGGCCACTTTCGACGTAGTTGCCGCTAGTGGGCTATTCGTTCATTCCGGCGAGATGGAATACTGATCATGGCGCGCAAAGTATTAACAGAAGAACAACGCGCCGATAGGGCCGCCAGAATAGAGCTGCTAACCATTGCGGCTAATGATCTAGAGCAAGCTAACCCGGCAGATATTAATCTGGCAATGCTAGTGCTATCTAAGTATTCCCGGCGTAATGTGACCCTGATCTACGCGCAAGCGTTAGAACGTGACCGTGATCTACCTACGGCCGTTGCCGGGTTCCATGAATGGCGCGCGGCCGGGCGTATTGTCCGCAAGGGTGCGAAAGGGTACGCGATATTCGCGCCAGTGATGAAACGGGACAAGGCTACTGGGGCCGATAGTGATCCTAAGCGAGTGGGCTATACCGTCCGGTATGTGTTCGACGTTCTAGACACTGACGTTTTATCGGCCGATAGTCCTACCCTGGCCAGGGATCTTGACACGATCCCGGCATAGCTTGACATTCTCCCGCAAGTGTTCTACACTTGTGACGTGCTAGTCCGTTCAGGCGGCGAAGGTTCACGACCTACTAGCACACTATGACCGGCAAAGTCTGCCGGCCAGATACCTAGAAGGGGTAACCATAATGGAAACTAAGAATAATGAAGCGTACGAGTACGCTCTATTAATTAAGCGGGAGCTGCTCGCGCTTGAAACACTCCTAGAGAATGGGCGAGACATTGCTGAAGATCTAGAGCGAGTGCGCAATGGTGACGCGCCAGAGATGGAGCCGGAGCTATTAGAAGAATGTGTTGCGGCCCAAATGGATCTAGGTCTAGAAGAATGGCCTGATGATTACGGCGATATATTCCCGGACTATTTAAACAATAGTTGTCTAGATATGACAGTGCTACGCGCTACGAATAGCAACAGTGACCGCGCCAGGGTTGAGATACTCCGGACGTGTGGCGGACCGCGTTGCGATATCTTCCGAGATACTGATGATGGTGACATGATCCAAATATCGGTGCATAGTTGGGGCGATAGTTCTACTTTGCGCGTAAGTGTTGGCAACGTTGCCGGCCAGCTTGATGAGATCGCCGGGTGCTACTAATGACGCGCCGATATTCTCCTACTCACCCGGCGGTTAAGTCTTCGCCGCAAGTAATGACCGCGCAAGCGTGGAGCAAACTCTATCGGCGGCCGCTTGCGGCCATTGGCGGCGGGTTCGCTGCTGCTATGGCGGGTTGGTTCATGCCGGCAGTGGCGTTGTACGGTTGGCCTATCTCTATCATATGGTGCCTACCTGGGGCCGGCGTATGTCTTGCCGGGTTCGCACGTTGTCAAGCTATCTACGAATTAGAACGCGAGTTCGATAAGTGATCGATCTAGTTATTTCTAATACAATGGATAAGGCATTGCGCAAGTTAAGATATACCGGTCACATAATGATGAATGGCCGCGAGCTAATTGCCGGCGGCCTTGCTGATGACTTAGCACTAGCGTTCACTTATGGCGCGTTGTGCGCGGTGACTGGCGTAGTGATGACCGAGCCGCAGCTACTTGACAGGTTACAGGGTGATTACTTCTGGCAGGGCGTCGAATATGGTGAACGCTTGACCGATTAACGCGACAGGGTAGGCGGTATGGCCGCTGATCTAGGTTCGATCCCTAGCTGCCCACTATGCACCCACAATAATGCGGGGCAGAATACCTAGAAGGGGTACAACATAATGAGAATTACACTCTCGACCGCGCAAGCGGTAACACTGGCTAAGGCCATTAAGCCGGCGATAGGTACTGATCCTATTCGTAATCACTTAATGACCGTAGAGATAACTACTACTGATGGCGCGGTGATCTTTACTGCTACTGATGGTTATCGTATGCACCGGGTGACAGTGGCGGCCATTGATGGTTGGGCATATGAAGCCGGCGAGAAGATAAACGTTGCCGGCAAAGAATTAGTGGCAAACCTAATTCTATTGGCAAAGACTAACGGTATTGGGGACGGGACAGTGACACTGGCCAATGAGACAGAAGATCGAAGCCAGATACTTAATCTGATGATGACATCAAGCTCGTCGATGGTGGTGGTAGTTGATGAGATTGCGCGTGAGTTTCCTAATTGTGGGGCCATTCTCAACACTGAACCGGCAACGTCAGAATTGGTATGCCAATTTGATTCTGATTATCTGGCAGATATTATTACTGCTGCCGGCGTAGTAAGTAGGACCAAGAAGGCTAAGGGTGTCGAAGCCATGTCTCCAATTAAGATACTTAATATTAATCCGGCGAAGCCTTGCCATATCACTGCCATCAATGCCGATATGGGCATGGAGTTTCATGGGGTAATTATGCCGCAACGGCCATAGAGCTAGGTCACGCGGGGCCGTATGGCGGCCCTAGTCACGTTCGATCCGTGACCGCGTACTACTTGCCCACTGTGGGCGGTAACAGATACCTAGAAGGGGTACAACAATGACAACAATAACCAATGAAGACGGGGATATCGTGACGCGTATCAACGTCATGCACCTAATAACTTATGACGTATCAGAAGTAGTGCAGCAGCTACGGGAAGATAATCGCGTGGGTGATGATGATGACCTAGAGATTACTCTCGATGACGTTCTAGAACTTATCGCATTATTAGCAGAAGATGACTTTGCCTACAAGGTAGATCTTATCTATCAAGATCAAGACGGGAATAATCTCTAATGGGTTACTCATGCCGACAAGATGCCGATGAAATATACAAGGTATGGCTTGATTATTGTTATGCCACTACCGGCGTAAGCAATTCTTACCTATACAAGAATGAACGTTACTGTCTCCAGCTAGGACGACAACAAGATGATGGTGCTATGACCGGCACGGTCATGCTACTGATAGATCACCCCAGTATCGTAGGTCAATACCTGGCCCACAACAAAGGATCGTTCCGTATCAAGCCTGATGGCACGGTCAAGCGTTACCCCGTTGGCCTAAAGAATCTACTTGCCGGAGCCACAGCATGAGATATGTAATCAACACTACTGATGGCACCATTACTGATGCCGCCGACACATATATTCTTGACACGAGCCTGATGGATAACACCACCTACGCCACGTTCCTAGAGATAGATGACGATGATGAACTTATTGACATGGCCAAGAAACTTGGCGTACCCATTGCGGGAATCTCTGATTCGTTCCTAGAAAATACCGGAGCCACGGTATGAGCTTGTTGATCTGTCTAATCTGTGACAAGTGTGAAGGCCAGTCACTACCTAGTTACGGTACCGCCACTGATGCGCGAGTACACAACTTCTCTAGTGGGTGGTACTTCGATGGTGAAGTTGATCTCTGCCCCGTATGTTCAGGAAGGGATCCGGAGTATTGGGCTACCGAACCTTTCTAACCCGCAAAAGAGAAGAACACCGTGATCGCAAACGAATACATCGTTATGTCATTGCATACACGGTAGGAGACACTGCTACAAAGTGGTTGGCCTGGGATCACGAACAAGTCTGGCGGTGGACAAAATCCATACGCCAAGCCGCACAGTTCCGAACCGAACAGCAAGCAATCAACGAAGCCGAGTCTACTTCTATGGTTTGGCAGTATAGGTACTCAGTACATCGCCTCTAACAATTTGGTAACATCAATATCGACCCTGCCTAGCGTCCCCCTTCTCGCTAGGTAGGGTTTTTACCGTTTCCAGCTCACTTGTGTTGGTTGCTTAATATACTGATCCCGTTGCTTTGGGGTCATGCCGGCCCAGAATCCATCTCGCCTACCAGTAGCAGCCTCAAATGGTAGACAGAACGCTAGACATTGCTCTATGACTGGGCAGTTAGAGCAGTAGTTCCTTGCCGGCTGCCAATAAAAGTCCCGCACGTCGCCGTTGGGTATTTCAGGGAAGAAAATAGCTGATGGTGCGCCTTTGCAGTTTGCTTTGTCATACCAGTCGTCTTTCATTTTTTCCCAAAGACTCGTTCAAGAGCTGCATTACAATAGTCAGTGCTAATTTCACTACCTATCCATCTTCGTTGCATCTGCTCACAAACAATCGCTGTTGTTCCTGAATCCATGAATGGGTCGTAAACCAAATCTTCTTCTTGTGTCCACGTCAACAAATGGTCTTTGACCAGCTCGGCGGGGAAGGGTGCAGGGTGTCCAGAAGAATTCTTGCTAGTTACATACCGCCAAATGTTTGTTCTTGGTGAATGGCTAGGTACTGGATTTTTTAGTTTGCCGGAATAATCCTTGTGTCCTGCCCATTTGTTTTCTTTATCTTTCAACAGTGTTGCATTTGGTTTTCCTTTACTTAGAACAAACATATATTCAAATATCTGTGTATATCTATTGCTGTTAGCTTGCGCAGGAAATGTAGACGAGTTCTTTTCATATATCATTGTGTCGTGCAGTTTAAGACCAAGTGATATGAAATGTAACGCTTGTCTAAATGATGTTCCCGATTCGGAACCATTTTTACATTGGTCGCCCACCACCCAAACAATTACGCCATGTGGTTTTATTATTCTCACCAATTCAACTGCAACTTTTTCAAACTCAAACGAATAGCCGTTATAGCCTTTAAGGTCATCATAGGGTGGTGATGTGATTACACAATCAATAGAGTTGTCAGGCATGTTCGACATTGTTTCCAAACAATTTTGGTTGTATATCATTTTCTTTTAGTTCGTTTCTTTGGTGCGCTACGTACAGCGGTTGTTTTGTTTTGGTGGCATACACAGGGGCAGGTGTCGTGTATGTCTTGGGTGTATTGACGTATGGCTCGTTCTACGGTGCCACAGTGGGTGCAGAACGGATCAGCACGGGTGAATTCCCATAGCTCATTCGTCATTCGTTGTCACTGCTGCGATAAACCCTGCATGGCTAAAGCATTAGACACAGACCCAGAACCTAAAAAATAATCAGTCACGTTGTCCCCATTTTGATAACCCATTAAAGACAGCACCCAGTTTGTCCATTCTGTAGGTTTTGCCCCAACAAAATTAGATCTCAATGGAAGACAAGTCAATACGTCACTAACAGACTGAAGATTATCTGCTCTACCTTTTCTGTTTTTGGGTATCTTTACTAGCACCGGTTCCCAGTTATTAGCGATGCGACTACCGCTAGGAAATGCTGAAGGTTTATGCCAGACCGCCACCCTAATACCGTTTCTACTATCAGTTTCGACAACCGATAGATACGTACTAAGGCTATGAACGCTCATTGCAATAACCCAACCGTCGTAATTGGCATTTAGCTCTGCTACTAACTGTTTATGTGTTTCTGGTTTGTCCCATTCGTGAGCTTCGGGGTGGTTGTCGGCCTGACCCTGCCCATTACCATTCCCGCATCCACCTGGCCCGTACCACCTAACCGCCCTGCCTAAATATGGTGGATCAGCTATACACAAGTCCATTAAAAGAAGTCGTCAGATGCCGGTGCTGCTGTTGCTCCTGGAAATATCTGTCCAACCTGAGCCATCGTGCGCTCTGTTTGATCTTTGACCCATGTGTTCCAGCGCAGTGACACACCAATTTCGTCAGCAATAATCTTGATTGACTTCCCTTTGGTGCCATCTTTTTTGGTGAATTCTTCTTGTTCTAGGCGACCTGTAACGATTACGGTTTCACCTTTGGCGCAGGTGGCTACAAAGTTTTCAGCAAGTGAGCCGAACGCTGTGACGTTATGCCATGTTGTTTTCTTCTTGTCGTCTTTGCCGTAGGTGTCTGCGACTGTAAAGGTAGCGATAGCCATTTGACTGCCGGTGTATTTAAGTTCGGGTTCTTGTCCGAGCTTTCCGTGAATTGTGATGTGGTTACTCATTGTTATCCCCTTCCGAGGGTGTAAGTGGTTTGGGTTGGTTCGCAGCCTTGACACAACGGTGTTGTGGTGGGGTTGAGAGGGTGATGTAGGTCGTCACGGATACTTTGCATCGTGGACAATGCCAGTGTTGTTTCAGCGAGATGCCCTTCATTCCGTTCATGTTACAGATGGGGGGTGTCAATGTCAATGTTTTTTCTTGCTTTTCTGCAAGCTCTACATTCACGAGATCCGTTGGGTTTGTTGTATGTATTCGCTTCATTGTATTCGTGTCCCCTGGGGCAGTGTGTTTTGTTGGCATAGAAATGTCTGCCTCTGTCCACTACGTCTTTCATGTTTTCTGTTTGGGTTCCACCTTCTAGGTGGTGGGGGTTGACGCAGATTCGATTGTCGCATTTATGTCTGACGACTGGTGGGTAGTAGTAGTTAGCTAGGAAGAATGAGAACCGGTGGGCTGCTCGGTGTTTTCCTTGGGCATATAACTGTCCGTAGCTGTCGCCTCGTAGTGAGCCTTGCCATTCCCAACATTCTTCGGGGGTGAGGATGTTTACTCGTTTCCAAAATCGTTGGCTGGTTCGGTATGTAACGATGTCCACAGGTTCCCTTTTGTCCTGTGTAAAACATTAGCAGTTTCTTTTCCAGCGTTGGACTTTGGGGTGTGGGGATCGGCAGATGAACTGTTGTAGGTTCATGCAGTTTTGGGATTTGATGACCGACCAGCCGTATGGACCAACGGGGTGGACGAATTCGCCGTTGGGTTCGGTGTGTCCGAGCCAAGCGATGCGGTCTACGATGCGGGCTTGTTCTACGGGGGTGTAGCGGTCTGCGTTGGAGCTGTTACTGAACCGCCGCCATGTGCCAATCGCTATTCCGTAGCCGGAAGTGTAATTGCGGGTGCTGGTGTGCCAGCGTGAATCTGTTTCGCAGCGGGCAATTCTCAAATACCACCGCCAGGGCATTACGAGTGCTTCAATCTCTTTGGGTGTCTTAGATGCGCTTACAGGGGCTTCTGAGAGGATTGTAGAGGGGATGGATAGGGACAAGATAATGGTTATGAGGATGCTTTTGCGCATGGTTTTCCTTTGTTCAGGGGATAGGTCATTTAGGTGTCATAGTTCTCCCAACTAGATAGTGTTAAACGGATTAAGTTATCTTAGCAACAACCGAATCAGACCAACACACAGGCGTTGACCAGTCTTCAAATCCGTACAGTTGATTCTGTTTAACCCAATAGGTATCAGCAGATTGCAACTCGCCAACAGCAATGGCATCACTGAGTGGCATCCAGCCGGACATCAACACTCTGTTTTCTTTAACGATACAAAGGATGTAGTCAGCTGGTTTATCTTTCGGATGAACAAACAAATGCCCATCACGATGTTCTGTTGACCGGACTTGGTGGATACCTACGTCGCCAGGTAAATCAGACAAGCGTTTGTTGGTTGCTGGTTGCCAATGTTTGTCGATTGCTTTAGCTACTGCGTATTCAGCAATCATGCCGATGATGTCTATTTGCCAAAAGTTTTGGCGGTCATCTGCTTTGTAATACTGCGGGCGTTGTTTGGCGATTGAAGCTATGCGTCGTTGGCAGCCGGCCATTGCTGCATGGGCGAGTTCATATTCGTCAAGGGTTACTATTATTTGTTGCATTGTTTACCAGCCACCGTATTTGTCTCCAAGCAATACACCGCAGAGAAAAACTGCGCTGACCATGATTACCATCATAAAAAAATCAGTCATTAGGTACGCCTTCTTGGTTTTTGTATTCATGGCGAGCAATATCAACATGACCTAGTTCACGAGCCAACGCTTCTGCGGTTCGTTTCCACTGGTCACGTTCTGCTTGCACCTTGGCAAAGTCTTGCTCTGCGAACACAATTTCTTTGTCTCGAAGCCATTCGTACGCATCGTCCTGGTGTATGTATTCACTCATCAGTAGCCCGCTTCCTTCATTAAAGCTGCGAAGACACGGGCAGGCATGACTGCATACCAGTCGCCGACATCCATCGTGCCACGCTTCTTAGCAATGACAGCACCCATAGTTACTTCGGCGTTAGCCATCTCAACCTTCAATTCTTTCATCCATTCAGACAATGTAATTGTCTTGTGGTCTTTAACTTCTATAACGACTGGCGCACCCATGTTGATGTCACCCTTGTCAAGATTGCCTGACAATGCACGACGCTCTGTATGGATCCAGCCTTCACCTTTAAGCCAGGTGACTACAGCGGTTTCAGCTGCGGTTCCTTTTTGTTTTGCTTTACTCACTGCGACGGGCCAGTTCATCACCAAGCCGGCGACACTCTGATGACAGCATGGCGTTGGTGTCTTCGAGCAACATCAACTTTTCTGTTAAACGATTGTTCTCTTTAACAAGCGAAGACACAGCTTCTTGCCACATCCCGCTATCCATTTCATCATTCACTGTCAAAACATCCTTCATAGAATTTGTGTCCAAAAATTTCAGCAGGGTGAAAACCAAAACGAAGACACCATTTGTCTGCGGTGTAAACGCTTAACCCCTCTTGCCACCAACGGGCAACCGTATGTTTGTCCAGGTATTGCAACTGTTCTGCTTTGGTGAGAAACTCAATCAACGGTTTAGCATCCAGCCGGACATCGCTAGACATGACAAGTGGGCGGTACTTCTTACGGGTCTGGGACATACCGACACGACAAACGTCGCATCGGCAGCCCCTCCTACGGTACATAGATGCCCCGTGTTCAGTGATTTCCTTGGCGTTCACGATGCTGTTACCGCTTGGCGTACCAAGTCACGGATTAACTGTGACCTGCGTACCCCACGTTGTTCGCAAAGCATCCCGATCTGTGTCAGTTGTGATTCGGTCACTCTGATACCGATGATCTTTGCGGATGCTTCGCTTGCTGATGGGTCAACGGTTCTTTTGTTAGCCATTACTCGCCGTCCTTAAATGCTACAAGTTCTTTGAACGCTGAACGCAAAGCTGGTAGGTGTGATTCCATCCAAGGTGTGCCTTCAGGGATGCCAGCGTTAGCTGCGACAGCCTTTGGATCTACGCCTTTGGTTTCACAGGCTGCATTGAACTGGTTGACTTGTTCTTCTGACAATGCTGTGAGTGTCTTAGGCTTTGGCTTTGCACTTGCTGTTGGTGCTGGTTGTGGCTGTGGCTTAGGCGAAGGTGCATGGTCAAGTTCTTCCCATTCGTTCTTTGTCCAAAGTGACAAATAAACGTTATGCCTCATGGCGCAGTTCCTGATGGCATCGCTCATCAGTTCCTTGTACAGATCGGGCTTTGATGCCTGAACGGAACCAATACCTAAACGGCGAACACCATGAATGGTCAGCCATGCACCCATGTGCGCCATACCATTCTCAACACGGAACGCTGGCAAACCGTACTCGTCAAACGCAACTGGTTCCATTGACCATGTTGGATCAATCTCCGTCAAGGCTTTCTGTGTGTCGGCATGCCCAACGAAGGACAACTGCTGACCACCCTTAGGTAACTTTCCTACAATTTTAGGGTCAGGCACCCCGTATTTTGTCAGGACTTCTTCAAGCCCAATTGTTTTCTTTTCCATTATTTTTCCCCTTTCAAGGATTTATTGTTTTGTAAATAGGTAATCGCTGAAGTCAGCAAGTTGATGTCGTCTTTAAGTTTTCCAATACCGGTGTTGCAAGCCTGGCAAAGCAGCCCACGCACACACGACCCGCAGGATTCGTCGTTTGCACAACATGACCTGTCATGGTCAACCGATAAATTCAGTAGCTTTCCACGTTTAATAATTGTTTCTGGGTTGCCACATACAGCACATACATAGTTTTGTTTTTTAAGAAGCAGGTTGTAGGCATCAAGTGTGATCTTAAATTTATTCAAGATTCTTGATGATCTAGTTTTATCTGGGTTCTCAAATCTCCATTGCTTAGTATTTATCTGGTGGCACTTTTTGCACCATGCGGTGTAATTGTCTTTATAAGATTTGTTTGACACAAAAAAAGAAATGTCTTTTTCTTCTTTGCATTTGCTACAAATCTTTGTCATCGCTCACCTTTGAGTAGAAACGTACGTGTTTGTACTTCTTTTGTGAACTCTCGTGCAAGGTCGGGATATGCAGCACGGAAACCTTTTGAATCAAATGACTCACGCTTCTGCCCCTTCCAAGTAGCAACGGTTGTACCGTTCAAGATAGCGGTGTCGGCATCGCCAATCAACTCACATACCTGTGCTTTTAATTCGTCTTCCATTTGTTTGTATGAAGCCAGTTCGCTACGAACATGACGTAACTTAGTGAGGACTTCACCGAAGTTGTCGGGTAGTTCAACAGCTCGTGATGTTGGGCGTTGATACCTGGTCTGGATTGTTTCGTATGACCATTTCACACCGGATGGGGTCATGCCAAGTTCGATGGTGTTAAGCCAGTCAGCTACAGCTGCTATGTGTTCAGCAACTTCTTCTTCAGTGATGACCTGCTCAACGAGGGTAAGGCGCAGGGTGTTGTCAAACACCGCCCAAGTAATACGTTTTGCATCGGAACAAATGTATTGGGTGATCCCTTGGATACGCCAGTAGTCAGGGAGTGTGCCTGAGTATTCACGACTGGTGGTTTTGACTTCAAGGATGTGGCGGGTTTCTTCGTTCCATCCGTCAAGGGTGGAGATGAGGTGACATCCGTTGTCTGTGTCGTAACAGAACAGTTCCTTTGGTGTTTCAAATTCAACACCGAGCCTGTCGCCAGCCCATGTGATGATGGTGTCTTCAAGGCGGTTGCCTGTTTCCATCGCTGCATTGGGGGTGATAGGGCTAGGTGCTACGCCTGATAGTTGTTCAGCTGCGTAGTGGTCTTTCTTTACGAAAGGATGCAAACCATAGATAGCTGCGGCTGCTGAGGCTGAGATGCGCCGGTTGCCGTTGGCATCCATGTAACGCTGATCTAGCCATGCTTGTGAACCGTGTGGTTCTTTGTGGATACGGTAACGATTGAAAGTCATTTAACTTCCCCTTCTCTGTGTAACA